CGGGGCTTTGGTATATGGGAGAAACCAATGGTTACTTACGTATATCGTGGCGTTGTTTACAAGAAGTAAATGACAACAGAAAGGGAGCACCTCAGAGTCGGACTCCCTTTCACTTTGGCTTTTTGCCCTCCAAGGAGGATACCAATCAGCCGTCTAGACGGTGGGATAGACCACATAAAATGATCAAAAAATTTCTGTACGGAAGAAAGTAAACAATAAAAATTTTAAATAAAAATGGCTAATGCTAATCAAGTCGGACTAGGTAGAATTAACCTGTCCACTGGTACTGGCTACGATGGAGCTTCAGATAAGTACGCCTTGTACATGAAGCTGTTCAGTGGAGAAATGTTTAAAGGCTTCCAGCACGAGACTATCGCAAGAGATCTCGTCACTAAGAGAACCCTTAAGAATGGCAAATCTTTACAGTTCATCTACACAGGTCGCATGACCAGTGAGTTCCATACCCCAGGAACCCCAATACTAGGTAATAGTGACAAGGCACCTCCAGTTGCTGAGAAGACCATCGTAATGGATGATCTACTAATCAGCTCTGCATTCGTGTATGACCTAGACGAGACACTCGCTCACTATGAATTAAGAGGAGAAATATCTAAGAAGATTGGATATGCTCTTGCTGAAAAATATGACAGACTAATCTTCCGTTCTATCACACGTGGAGCTAGATCTGCATCTCCAGTTAACGCCAATAACTTTGAAGAACCTGGCGGAACTCAGATCAGAGTTGGAACTACAACTAATGATTCTGATGCTTACAGTGCAACAAACCTAATTAACGCTTTCTATGACGCAGCCGCTGCGATGGATGAAAAGGGTGTTAGTTCACAAGGTAGATGCGCTGTACTTAACCCACGTCAATACTATTCCTTGATCCAAAACATTGGTTCAAACGGTCTAGTAAACAGAGACGTTCAGGGTTCTGCTTTACAAAGTGGTAATGGTGTTATTGAAATCGCTGGAATCCACATCTACAAGTCAATGAATATTCCTTTCCTTGGCAAGTATGGTGTTGCTTATGGTGGATCAACAGGTGAAACTGCACCTACAAATCTTGGCGACCATATTGGACCAACACCTGAGAATGCTAACGCAACTGGTGGAGTAAACAATGACTACGGTACTAACTCTGAGTTAGGTGCTAAGTCTTGTGGACTTATCTTCCAAAAGGAAGCTGCTGGCGTAGTTGAAGCAATCGGACCTCAAGTACAAGTAACAAACGGAGACGTTTCTGTAATCTACCAAGGTGATGTGATCTTAGGACGCATGGCTATGGGCGCAGACTACTTAAACCCAGCTGCCGCTGTTGAATTGTACGTTGGATCTTCTGCTCCTTCTGTATTCTAATTTATACATTTATACGGGACCTTCGGGTCCCCTTTTTTTTTATCTATGACAACTCCCACAACAATTGACACCGATACAGAACTATCCGCAGTGAACTCAATACTGGGAGCTATCGGTCAAAGTCCAGTAACAACACTAAATTATCAGAATCCTGAGATTGGATTACTGTATAACATTTTGACTGAAGTAAACAAAGATGTACAGAACGAAGGCTGGATATTTAATATTGAAAAACATGTCACTACTTCCCCAGACTCCACAACTAAATACATAGCTATACCTTCTAATATTCTTAGATATGATTTAACAGATGGACAGACATTTAGGACACAAGATCTAGTTAGAAGAACTTTAAATGGCACAGAGTATTTATATGACACAGTAAATCATACCTATGAGTTTGATGATAATGTCGATTTAGATGTTGTTTATCTATGGGAGTATGAGAACCTTCCTTCTGTATTTAAAAGATACATAATATCTAGAGCTTCGGTAAGAGCTGCAACACAGCTAGTTAATAATCCTCAGTTAGTACAACTATTACAACAACAAGAAGCTATGAACAGAGCTAGTTGTATGGAATATGAATGTAATCAAGGAGATCATTCTTACTTCGGGCTAGGTCATAGTCAAACATATAGTTCTTATCAACCTTACAAAGCATTGCAACGCTAATGGCAAGTATCACACAAAAAATAAGCTCAGTTAATGGTGGTATTTCCCAGCAACCTGATGAGCTAAAGATTCCAGGACAGGTGGTTTCAGCAAAAAATGTACTACCTGACGTAACTCATGGATTACAAAAACGGGTTGGAAGTAAACTTGTACAAACTTTAAATTCAGTAACCAATGATAAATGGTTTAGTTACTACCGTGATGAAACCGAGCAATATATAGGACAAATAAGTAGAACAGGTAATGTAAAAATGTGGAGGTGTAGTGACGGTCAAGAAATGACTGTTACATATAACTCCAGTACGGCATCAGCTCTAACTACTTACTTGACACACACTGATGATCAAGATGTACAAACTTTAACTCTTAACGATACGACCTTTATTTGTAATAGAACTAAAGCAACTGCAATGACCTCTACAGTTGAAGCAGCTCAACCTTTCCAAGCTTTTGTAGAGTTAAAACAAATTAAATATGCCAGTCAATATAACCTAGATATTTTTAATAGCACAGCTACTAATGATCTCACTACAGTTACTACAGCAACAAGGCTAGGTATTGAATATACCCTAGGAACAAGTAATACAAATGTCCGTACCGAAGGTACTTGCGACAGTGTAGGTACTCAGTTGTTTACTGTTAACCATAATGATTCCGGTAGCTATGTTTCTCTTCAGACAGCTAATGGGAGTAACTTTACTAACAGAGGTAAGAACTTATATTTCAGAATCACTTCTACTGGACAACCTACAACAACTGGAGGGTCAAGTCCTAGTTATGTATGTCGTTACACAGTAAAAGTTGATTTACTTCATGGTGGTGAAGGCTGGGAAGCAGGGGATCTAATTACTGTGCAAATGACAAATGCACAACATACAACAAGATATAGAGTCAAAATTGAGGAAGCTAGTTCAGGTCAAGTCTCAGCTAATTTAAGTTTAGTTAGACCTTCACCAACACCATTTGATGGAGAAACTGCTGTAACAGCTGACACTATTTTAGGTGCATTAAGAACTGAAATATTAAATAGCAGTGGCTTTACTGTTGAAACTATAGGTAATGGTTTATATATAACAAGAACTGATGCTGCCTTTAACGTCAATACTGGAGCTAGTGAGTTATTAAATGTACTTACTAATGAAGTACAAGACGTAGCTGACTTACCTAAACAATGTAAGCATGGTTATGTAGTAAAAATTAGAAATAGTGCTAATGATGAAGATGATTATTTTGTAAAATTCTTTGCTAACAACAACCTAAGTGGAGAAGGGGTATGGGAAGAATGTGCAAAACCTGGCAGACGGATTGAGATCGATAAGGCTACCATGCCTATCAAACTTGTTAGAACTTCTGCTACAGCATTTACTGTAAATCAAGTTGACTATGATACTTGTGGAGTAGGTGATACATTTACAGCTCCAAAACCAAGCTTTATATCTACTACAGCTGGCGTTGATGATGATATTGTCACGGCTACACGTTACATAAATAAAATGATTTTCTTTAGAAATCGTTTAGTCTTTTTAAGTGATGAGAATGTAGTCATGTCAAGACCTGGCAACTTTTTCAACTTCTGGCCGAAGTCTGCAATAGCAGCTTCCGCTGAAGATCTTATTGATTTATCTTGTAGCTCTGAATATCCGGCTATTGTTTACGATGGCATACAAGTAAATACAGGTTTAGTTCTATTCACTAAAAACCAACAGTTTATGTTGACAACAGATAGTGATGTACTTAGTCCTTTGACAGCAAAGATTAATGCTTTATCAACCTATAACTTTAATCATAAAACTAACCCTGTATCATTAGGTACTACTATTGCTTTCTTAGATAATGCCGGTAAGTTTACTAGAATGTTTGAGATGGCTAGTGTTCTTAGAGAAGGTGAGCCAGTAATATTAGAACAAAGTAAGGTTATATCTAAACTATTTCCAAAGGATATAAATTTAGTAGCTAATAGTAGAGAGAACTCATTCATTGTATTTGCAGAGAAAGATGGCAATACATTATATGGCTACCGATACTACACTTCTGGTGAAAAAAGACTACTGCAGTCTTGGATTACATGGGAGCTGTCAGGAAATGTTCAATATCTATGTATGTTAGATGATGCAATTTACGCCGTTGTAAGAAATAACGGTGTAGATGTAATGCAAAGATTTAATTTAAAACTAAGTGGTGATTCAACAGAAACTATTACTCAAAATGATGAAACTTATAAAGTTCATTTAGATAATATTTCCTCTGTTACAACTTCTGCTAATTCTTATAACGCATCAACTAATAAAACAGTCTTTACCAAACCATCTGGTTATGAAAGTGCAAGACAGCTTGCAGCTTATGACATAGATACAGGTAACGATTTAGGTTTTTATAGTCTGGTATCAGTTAATGGATCTAACTTAGAAATCATTGGTGACTGGTCAAATCAAACTTTCTTAATAGGTTATACCTATGATATGGAAATTGAATTTCCTAAGTTTTACTACACCCAACAATCAGGTGATAGGTATGTTTCTGATGTACAGAGTAACTTAGTTATACATAGAGTAAAGTTTAATTTTGGTCCGTTAGGTTTATATGAAACAACAATAAAACGTGATGGTAAAGCTGACTACACCGAAACATTTGAATCAGTATTTGCTGACCAGTACAATGCAAATACACTGGCAATAGATGCTGAACAGGAAGTCACATTACCTGTATATGAGAGAAATACAAATTACACATTAACACTTAAATCAAGTCATCCATCACCAGCCACACTTTATTCATTGGCATGGGAAGGAGATTATTCATCAAGATTTTATAAACGTGTCTAAATATATTCACCCAGTCACACTGGAAGCTGCACTAACTGTAGCTTCCAATCTCTTACCAGATGACCGTAGGGAAGTTGAAGAGGGTCATGGACATGATCCTGTTGTGGCAATACCAGCATGTACCGAATTAGGAGACAGCGTGTATTTCACAGTTCCCAACGGTGATTTAGCCGGAGTAGCCGGAGTACAGGAAGATGGCAGAATCTGGATGCTATGTACACCAGCTATTCATAAATACCCACTAACTTTTGCTAGAGAAGCAAAAAGATATGTGGAAAGTAGACAAGAGAAGTTGCTTTGGAACAT